GTGTTGTTGCTTCCCCTTGGGTGCCGTCAAACTCGATTGCCGGTCGCCAGTTGGGCGCGGTTTCGACTTTGGGTGCAGGTTGTAGATTCTCTAGCAAGAGCAGGCTTCGTTTCGGTGGCGTGAAATGCTGAGGTCTGAGATGTGCAAGCCTCGTGCCTGGAGAGCGTTGGCTAGTGTTCTTGCTGGCCATTTGGCGTGGTTGTTGATCGCTTGTTCTAGGATTTCAGCGTCTTCGGTTTCCAGCTCGAGGATTAGCGTTCTGACTTTGCAGGTTGGGATTCTTGTTGGTGGGGTTAGTCCGTTTAGTAGGCTCATGTTTTTAGTTTACTTCCGGCTTCGCTTTTGGCTTACGACCGCGCTTTGTTGGTGCTACGGCTGGGGTTTCGATTTCACCTAACGCTTTTAGGATTTCGTGTAGCGCGTAGGTTGCTGTTTTTTGCTCGGTGGAGATGTTTTCGATTGCTTTGAGCACTTCTAGCCTGGCTGCTAAATGTCCGCGCTTGTAGGCGTTCTGTCTTACGTCTTCGAATAGGTTTTGTAGGTTGGTGCCGATTGGTGTGCTCATAGTTTTAGTTCCTTCTTGATCCATTCCCACTCAGAGAGAGTGGTTGGTGCTACGGCTAGTCGATTGGTTGTTGTTGCGGCTGGGTCTCGGTAGTGGGTTAGGCAGAGTGTGCGTCTGTGGTAGAGCGCTGCTCTTGTGCATGTTAGGTTTACGCAGACTTTGACGTTTGCCATACGATTGACCTCCGTCCGCTGGTTGATTTGCCGTAGGCGATTGCTTCGACTCGGCGAGCGCGGTAGAGCTCGTTGCGGCGTGAGCGGATTCCGCTTGGCGATGAGATGTTTTCGATTCCGGCCATTCGGCAGTATGCCTGGTAGGCGTCTACGAGTTCCTCGTCTGTCATGCCCTCGGCGAGTAGTTTGACGATGATTGTTTGTGTCTGTGTGAGTTTGTCTGGGTCGACTCGTTCAGCTGCTTCGTGTGAGGTGATTGGGTCGGTTAGTCGTGCGTGTGGCATTAGATGTTTGCTCCGTTCGTGATTACGTCGATTAGTTTGCTGTTTGACCATTTGGTTGCCTTTGCTACGGCTTCTTCGCTTTCGCGCTTTTCTTTTGCCCAGTAGAGGATTACTGAGAGCGGTTTGTTTTCTTTGACTGCTTGGCGGTAGAGCGCGTGGTCGTGGCGTGCCTGCTTGATTAGGTCTTCGAGCATTAGCGGCTGGCCTTGCCTAGTGCTACGAGTGCTCCGATTACTACGGCGAGCATTGTGATGATTAGTGCTAGACCTAGAACGTTGGCAAGGTCGTTTGGTAGGTTCTCGATTGCGATCATGGAGATTGCGAAGGCGAGTAGAACTGCTGTTGTTTTCATTTTTGTGCTTTCTGTGTGTTGGTGCGTGGTAGTTCTATTGTTGGGGCTCCGCCCATAGATGTCAAGTAGTTCTTTATTCCGGCGTGTCGCAGGCTTCGATAACCAGGCTAACTCCAGCTGGTAGATCGTCGTCATAGTGCTTACTTGCTTGCCAACAAACAATGTAAGAGTCGTCGACAATGGTGCCAGCTTTAGTGAGACAATCTCCGATTGCTCTTTGAAGTTTGTCTATGTCTGGTTTTGTTGTCATTCGCGCTCGCCGATTGGTCTTCGGCCGTGGAAGGTAGAACGTGGCCATTATTGTTACTGCGTCATCAAACTTTACGTCTGACGCTCTCAGAGCCTCGTAGACGGCTTGACGCCATTCGGGCAAGTGTTTGTTCGCTTCAACCATTACCGCCCGGCCACCGCGAACGTAGGCAGTTTTAGAACCTTGTGGACGCGGTGTGCCAGGGATAAATAGTTTCAGCATTAGAACGGTGTTTCGTCCGTGACTACTGGGGCGCTGTTTGACTGGTTCTTAGGCTTCAGCTGCAACACGGCAACATCGTTCAACGAGTGCTCCACGATTGCCTTAGCCTCGGTGGCGTCTTTCGGCGTGTAGGTCGAGACCTTCGTTGAGAGTGAACCCTCGAGTTCAACCCAGTCGCCTTCGGCTAGACCGGCAGGCATGTAGTTGTTAAACCAGGCAGTCCAGATACGGTGGCGCTCCTGACCCTTGAAGTCGTAAGTCTCCCAAAACTTGACGATCTGATACTGCGAATTGGTAACGCTTGAAACGGTTCCATTGACCTTGATAACTGGCATTTTTTTCCTATCTAGTGATTCTTGTTGTTTAACTTAATTATTAATTACTTTTAAGCGGACGTGGGTGTCCGGTCGTTCGACCATAAATGTCCGGTCGGTTGACCGTAAATGTCCTATCGGTCGACCATAAATGTCCGCTATCTCGTTATGCCCAAGAGTCCCGTCGCAGGTCTCTGGACAGTCCAAAAGAATAAAGAAACGCGACGTTCTACGATCTGGTCTGTAACCTCGGCCGTCATGAGCTCGATACTCCAACTCCTCCAGGTCGACAAGTTCGGCGAGCGCTCTACGCACCTGCCTGGTTGTTGTGTTGGAATACTTAGCCAATGTCTCTTGAGACGGCCACGCGCCCTGTTCAGCGTCGTCTGAGTAGTGCCAGGCGATTCCGAGTAGGACGAGTTTTGTTGCGCCTTTAGCACGCGAATGTTTTAGGACTGCCGATACGGCTTCTAAACTCATGTGTTTTCTCTCTGGGTGCCTATAAGATAGGACTTGCCCCTATCGTGGTTGGGGTGGCGTCTTGGTTACGCCGGGGTTCACTCGTTCTGTGTCGGGTGAACCCCTTTTACCTTATACGGCTTCTGCCTTAGTAGCAAAGTTCTCGATTGCTTTGAGAATGTTCACGTCCACGTTGGCCTTCTTGGCGTCCGTGTAGATCACGCGAAGAGCTGCAACATCGTCTTTGAGGCTTCTGGCCTCGCTGAGGTAGTCACGCTCAGTCTTAGGGGTGTTGTTCCCAACCTTTGCCATTTCCTCACGGCTAGGTTTCTTGCCCTTTGGGCTCATGTCCCCGCCCAGCAAGGCGAGCGCACGTCCGGTCGCCGAGGTTGAGCAGTTTTCCACCCATGAGGTAGCGTTCACTCCCTTGGTCGAAACGAGTTCCTGAGCGAAGTCGACTGCAACTGGCTGGGTCTCGTCAGCCAGGAAGACTGCAGACTTGATTACAACTTCCTTCTCGTTGATGAGAACGATTTCGTTGACGATTCGGCCGCGTGGGTGCAACTGTCTAAAGATTTCGATTCGGTCTTGAACCGTCTGATACTGCGATAAATCAAAATAAGCCATGTTCTGTGTCTTTCTACTTGAATGTCAGAAACGGTTTTCCGTTTCGTGCTTGTAACTGAACGACAGGTTCGCCGTTATAAGTGCCAACCTTGACGCCATTCATTTGCGCCAAGGTGGCAGATTTGAACGAGTTCAGCAAGAGTTCAGCTGCCTCGAAGTTGTATTTTGCATTGCAAAGGTTTACCCATAGATCGCCGAGTTCGACTTCGCCTGCAGTTAGACCAGGTGAAATGGTGCGGACGGTCTCATAGGTTGATGTAGAGCCGTCCCAGTCTGGTTCGATGTTGTCCCTGACCATGTCCTCAAAAGTCATTACACGCTTTAGAACCTCTAGATGATGTTGTCGGTCGAATGAAACCTGAAACTCTGTGTAGCGGCCGCCTGTGACCGCTGCGACTATGGCAGTCTCGCAACCTAACAATGCCATATACCAATGGACTTGCTCAAAGTATGTCCGAGGCAGTTCGCTCCAATACTGCGAAGTATGTTTGATTTCTAGAATCGCCAGGTTACCCTCTAGATCGCGAATAAGAGCGTCAGGGTTCGCAACATAGTTTTGTATGTTGTGAAGCCATGTTCCAGTTTCTAAAACCTCAAACTCGGGGTGCATTTCAGCAAAGAGCTGACGAATAGGTGCTTCGAACAAAGTGCCTAAACGCATAGGAATAGACGGTTCAACATGGTCGGAGATTAGTCCACGCTTCTCAGCCCAAAGAGTATAAGTTGACTTGAATGGTGAGACGCCGAGTATTGCGCCAATGTCAGTGCCGGTTATGCGGCCGCGTCTAGCTGCGTGCCATTCGTCCGAGTCGGGTTCAAAAGTGCCGATAAGACTGGCAGAGTCTGTCTGTGTAATCATGGTGACTACACTATAACCGACCTAAGACTCTTTGTCTTTCTTGGTCTTTGACGACACGCTGGAGATTGCCTCGCTCATGGCGTTATCGAAGTCCTTATCTTCCACAACACCTTTGCCTGCGTAGTTGAATGACAGTGCCATAACTAGACCTAGAACGGCACCTGTAGCGCCGAACAGAGCAGAGTCGAACGCCGTATAACCATAGATTGAGCCAGCGCCTAGAAAGGCGATTCCTGCTCCCAGGGTGAACGCACCAACGCGCTTGAAGCGTTTAGGGATTCGTGTCCAGAACCTCATTTTTTGACCGGTGTTTTCTTTGCAGTTGCAGGCTTCTTCGGTGCAGGCTTAGGCAGGTCGCCGATTAGTTTGAATAGATCCTTGAGAATGGCGTAGGAAGCAGCGTGAGGGACTGGTGCTGGTGCGCATGAGGCGTGCAAGTGGTTAGCACCTGCAGCCGATAGTGCTGACCCTGTGCAACCAATAGCGCCGATTACGGTCTCGCCGCCGACGATACGAGTCCCACGCTTTAGCGGTGACTGTTCAGCCAGGTGGTTGTATTCGATGAAGTTGTCGTCTCCGCCGTTCTTAGTGATTACAGTCCAGCCGAGAGCCTCATCGAAATAGTTTTTGACAACAGTTGCCGAAGTGATTGCGTATACAGGCTTGCCTGCCGAGCCGGTCGTAAAGCCCCAGTCGCTTCCACGGTGAGGGTGTTTGCGGTAACTGGCCATGTTGCCTAGTTCATCGCGGCGTTCTGCCCCGGCACCCTTGATAGGTTCAAAATAAGTTGTCATTTGTTCATGCTCACTAACACTTGTGCGACTGCAACAATGACGCCACCGACAACACCGGAAACGCCTGTCATTTGGTAAATCTTCTTTTGTAGGTCTCGAACATCTTTTTCCAGCTGACGATAACCGCGCATTTCCGTCTTGACTTCTGCCAAGTCTTTGATGATCGTAATCAGTAGTTCGCGGTCGGTTGTCTCGGCCATTAGACTACGGTCTCCTCGATTGCAAGGCTATCGTCTGTCGCTCGGACATGCGCTGGCGTGACAAACACGTTTTTCTTGTCGTCATAGGCGTCACCAATGGCAGCGAACTTCCCACCGAAGGTTCCGTTGTATGAGGTCTGCACCCAGGTGCCGGTGAGTCCAAGGTCGTTGAGATACTGTTCGCCGTTTGCCTCCTGTGCATTGTCGACGACTATTACGTTGGTTACGATACCGTTTTCTACTTTTGCGAAGTGCGCCATTAGATAGAACTCCAATACTTGATAACTGCGAACCCAGAGCCGCCATTACTTCCCTGATAATAAGTTGCCACGCTCGCAGTGGACTGACCACCGCCACCGCCTGAACCGCTGTTAGCGGCACCAGCAGTCGAAGCGGTATTAGTAGACGCGCCATTGCCGCCCTGGGAATGTCCGGTATAAACGGCAGTAGTAGAATCGTTGCCGCCACCGCCGCCACCGGCAAAGTTATTGAGACCATTACCGCCCCAAGCGCCTGATGTGCCACCAGATTTACCTGGATAACCAACAAGTGCTTTGCCTAGGGAATATGATGTTGCATTTTGGACAATAGGGGTGCCCATTCCGCCACCGCCGCCGGCTTGAGTTGTTCCTGCACCGCTCACAGCTGGGCCACCGAAACATGCCACTGCAGTCGTTGGAGATCCTGCGTTTGCACCGCCGCCACCGCCGCCACCAATAAGTGAATAAACTCCACCGAAACTTGACGTTCCGCCAGTTCCACCCCAGTCGCCGCTTACTGCTGAGGAAGCGCCGCCTGCTCCGATAGTCACGGTGTAGGAAGTGTTAGGTGTAACGGTTAGGTTTACAGTGACCAAGCCTCCTGCGCCGCCGCCACCGCCGGCACCCTGGGAAGCCGGAGTAAATCCAGAACCTCCTGCGCCGCCGCCAGAAACTAGCGTCAGTTCAATGCCAGTAACATCGAATGGTGCAACCCACGCCTGGGTAGAAGTGATTAGAACTGTTTTTTGAGTCTTGATTAGTAGAGGAAAAGTCGACGCACCCATTAGACGATTTCGCTTCCGAATAGACTGAACGATAAATCGTTGCCGTTGGTTGAATAGACACGAACAACGTCTGTAGCCCCAAGAGTTAGTCCCAAGGTGAAGGTGTTAGCAGAGTTAGCCGGGATAGTTACGTCATACATGAGAGCGTATTGGTGAGCATTGGCAGCACCAGCCTGAGCAACCCAAACTCGAGCTTTACCGTTAGTTGCAGTTACGTTGGCTATCGAAAGCGTGGAAATAACTGTTTGTGTTGAAGCAGGGCAAGTATAGAGAACAGTTGAAGTAGTGGCGGCTGGGTGCTGCTGACCGAGGATTTTATAGTTGATTGCCATAGTTAGGCTCCCATGAGTAGAAACGGACTTATAGAGGCTGGCACGGCCAAGGAACCGACGTCCACCCAGCCCAGTCCAGTTATGTAATATTGCAAAGCGTTTGAATCTTCTAGGAAGGTGACCATTCCCTCAGTTGGACTGGCGAGAGCGGCAAGGCGTGCGGCTGTGTCAGCGAAGACCATAACGGTCTGCTTCATAAGGTAAGTGTTGACTTCGGGTGCGCTTAAGTTAAACCCATTGACAAACTCTTTATAAGCCATTTATTGACCCTTCCATAGTTCTAGTGTAGTGAACCAGTTGTTTACGTCTATGTTATGACTAACTCGAGTCACCGCATAGATTGCGTCGATTGCCAATGGATCGCGTGAGTATTTGACACCAATGGTTGTGCCTGGAGTCAAAGTGGCTGCCTCGGTTAGGTTGCCAAGTCGGTCGATTGTCGGTGTTTCAACTGAACGAACTAACTTGGTCGGGCTAATAGTGAACACGTCTTCGACCCAGCGAGTCAACTCTGCAGAATCGTAAGCATTGATTGCAAGGTCTTTTGATGTCTCACCAAAGAGAGTAATGCTGGCCTCGTCGGAGCGAATGACATAAGTCGCCGCGTCGCTCGACATAGACACCTTGAGAGAGTTGTATACGGCGTCAGCGTCAGCGTTTACCGTTATGTCACTCATGCAAAGGTGGTTAGCGTCCCCATGGTTATTGCCAACGGTGAACATTCCTGGAGGTGCCGTAGTTGTGCTTGGACGTTCGGCCAAGACGATTTCGCCAGAAGTCGGGTCGACCCAAACAAGACCCAGACCAACCTGCACTGCGTCATTGATGAACCCAGACACGATCGTGTCGGTAGCAAGTTCTTTTGGCAACTTACCAGCAACATCGACGCTACTTGACGAGACCGCGTAGCCTGCCTCCGTGACGGCTTCGGTTAGAACTTCCAAAGGTGTTGCGTATGCAGCTGGTAAGCCGGTTGTGTCGAAGGTAGAGACGCGAGAGTTTACCAAGCGCTTGTAAGCGTCGTATGCCCTGATTTGCACCTTGTTTAGCTGGTTGCCTGCAGAGTAATAGTCGACGTTGATTGAGTCGACAAAGCCATTGAACAAAGTTTCGTTTACTGCTCCGCGTTCTAGTCGGACACGGATTCTAGCACCCGCGCGAATGGCGGAGTTTACGCTTGGGTCGTAGTCGAAACTCTGTAGCAAGACCGATAGGGTTCCAGCGTCCGGCTGGTAGAACAAGTTTGATTCGACAGTTCCACCAATGCTAATAGAGCACTCTGCAACTGTGGATTCGATTGGTTGCCAGTCCCAGTCAGCAGAAGGTATTAGGTCGCCGTCCAAAACATCGTGGCCACCCATGAGGCTAATGCCCAGGATAAATGGGTTGAAGATGTCCAAGGGTAGATACATTTCGACCTTGAGGTCGGTCGCAATATCAAAGTCTGACAGAATCAACGGAGTGCCTGCGCTAACGAAGTTCCAGTAGACTTCTGCCATTTAGCCAGGTTGTCGATTGTGGTCTTGGCGTCAGCGATCGTGTTCACCTGAACAGTTACATTTGTTGGCTGTGAGCGCTTGACTAGTTCCGCCATAGGGGTGCGACCTGATACGAAACCTCCACCAGGAACAGTAAGTCCCTTTGAGGTAACGCCTGCAGCTGCTTCCTTCTGTGCAACCAAGTCTGCTCCAGCCAAAAGTGCAGAAACACCGACTGTTGCAGCTGCGAGTGGGCCCACTAGACCGGTTGTAGGTAGTTTTGTCCCAGCGGCGGTCGGAACTCCACCCTTAGCACCCAGACCGGCTGCGATAGCCGCGGCGGCGTTATAGAGTTGCACGCCGGTCGTCGCTAGTTTCCAAGCAGCCGTTACCGTGCCGATACCGGTAGCAAGGGGTAGCAACCAGTCTTTGTTCTTAACTGCCCACTTGGCTACGTTTACCGCGTCAGTCAAAACCGTTACAAGTGCGTCTGAAATAAGTTTGAGTGCTTCTGTTCCGCCTGGTGAGGCTAGCCAAGATGAAAAGTCAGTCAGAGCAGGCAACAAAGCGACTCCAACCTTTTCCTTCATTTCATCGAAAATGATGTTCATTCTAGCGATTGGATCGTTGTTCGCAGCTGCAGCCGAAGCACCGTCAAACTGTCGAGCAAGTTCAGTCAAAGGGTCTTTCATGCCCTTCACGGAAGGAAGCAACTTGACAAGGGCGGCGTCGTTACCATTGAACGACTTAGAGAGAGCGAGAGCAACCGTGTCTAGGTCTTTTCCTGTGCCTGCAGAAACGTCGAGAGCGATTGCCATAAGTTTCTGCGATTCGGTGATTGAGCCAGTGTTACGGACGAGTGTAGCCATAGCCGGGCGCAGTTTGTCGTCTGCCACTGAGGCTTGAAGTTGGAACTTGGCGATTGACTTTTCAACGGAGGCAATTTGGTCGTCGTTGGCATTCGTTGAGGTCTTCAACTGAGTTGCCAGGAGAGCCTGCGACTTCTGGTCTTCAATGGCCGCCTTGGAAGCGTCGGTGAGTTCATGAGCGATGAACGCGAACGATAGACCTACACCAATAGAGGCGAACGCCTTCTTAGCGCCACTTGAGAAACCGGTAATCTTCTTGTTCAGTTTCGACAGTTCAGACTGAGAGCCCTGGGTAGCCTTAGTTAGGTTTTTGAACTCGCCAAGGATTTCAACGTTCAAGACTAGCGACATGGCTAACCGTTCCTCTCCTCTAGCACTTCGCAGAACTTTGTGTATTCCGCGACTGTTAGTTTCCTATACTGCTCCGGGCTGATTCCTGTCGCCAAACAGAAATAAACCATTCTCTCTATGAGGCTGTCTGACCTTTTGGGTCTGACACGAACCCCTCCAGAAACGCATTGATCTGGTGGACATTCATCGCACCAAAGGTTTCTATCTTTGATTCTGGGTTGTTGCGCTTGTCTAGAATCCAGCAAAGAGCTTTAGTCGCTTTGCCAAGTCCAAGACCCTTTTCAAAAACTTCCTCGAACGTGCGACCTGTTAGTAAGTTCAACTGTTCGATTTCGTCCATTGTCAAAATGTCAACGACGGTAGTGCTTGCCATGTTGTTACTCCTCTGTGCCTGTGGTTGAGTTCTTTGCTATCAGTTTATCGATTTGCGCATAGTAAGTGTTGAACACTTCCGTGCGTGTAATGCCGAGAGCCTTTGAAAAGAATGGGCTCGGCTTAATGTGTCGTTTCCACCAACCCCAATGGATCGGGTTAGCGTATGGCACCTTTGCCTTACCAGCGCTAACAGAAACGTTGTTGAGAGCCTTTGAAACCCTGATAGTTTCGCGCAACGCGCCTGTGCGAACCGGCACCAAAGTGCGAGCCTCGGCAGCAACTAACTCACCAGCTGCGGAACCTGCGGCTTTGATTTCTGCCGCTGGGACTCCGATTTCTTGAAGTGCTTTTATGCTTGCCTTGTAGCCCTTGACTTTGATGCCGGACGCATTGGACATTTGTTACGCGGTGGTGTCGATTTCGACGCCGTAGTAGATGTCTGACGCAGGGTTGTGAACCGCGCCGTCTACAGTCAGTTCAACAGAGAACTTTGCAGTCTCGTTTGAAGTTAGCGCCAATGGTGGCAACTGGTCGAATACGACAGTTCCCTTGTAGTGAGGCTGTGAAGACGACGGTGAAGCGTTACCGTTAGGTGCAATGGTGAACGCAACCTTAGTTCCGAAGTTAGCCCATAGAACCTGGTAAAGTGACGCGGCGTCGCCTGACACGATACCTTCGAGAGTCAACTTCCACTGACCACCGACACGGTATTCGCAGAATGTCTGAACGTCGCCAGGAGCGTCGCCTAGTGACAGTTCAACGTTAGCCGCGTCGCATGCGTAGTCGGTTGAAGCGATCTTGAATAGAATGTTTTGCGCCTTGACGCGAGTTGAAGCAGCCATTTGCTAGGCCTTTCTAAATAGTGATTTCTAGTTCCAACGGCACGTTGACCGCTAGATACTCAGCGTTGTTTGTCTGTAGGTTGTATGGTGCCCCAGTTGGCAACATACGCGCATACGCTGGGAGAGCCTTTACGACCTGCTCTAGGAGTTCGTCCAACTTTTCGGTTGATTGCTTGTTCGTGGCCGTAGCTGCGATTAGAACCAAGTCGACGTTTAGGAAATACTCGTTAGATAGGTCGGAGACTGCCAGGTATGGCGAGCGAGCGTTCACAATGACGATAGGTGGCACGATTCGCTCTGGAACATAGTCCAGAACCTTTATGCCCTCAGCCTCTAGGTCGAGTTTGAGTTCTATCTTTGCCAGGGTGATTTCGTTCGTCATACTGCATACCCCAGATAACGGTGAAGCAATGGGTAAACCGAGTTCAATGGATCCTTGGCTACTCGAACCGGGGAACCGTCAAACGAGGCAAACTGAGCAACGCCGTTAGGTGCGCTGCGACGGTGGAAGAGTTCCGACGACGCGATTAGTGTCGCCTGGTCTTGAATAGCCACCGGCACGGTAGTTACCGAACCAATGTATTTCGTAACCAAAGCAAGGCCAGCCGTGAGACATTCCGTAGGGAAGTCGGTCTCATCGGTGCCAACGTATGCTTGGAACTCCGCCAACGTAACAGACATGATTCGTCTACTAAGCGGTGATGTCTAGCTTGACGATTGCCGAAGCGAACGGCACGGTGATTGCTGCGTAACCGTAAACCGAGATTGAGTCGGTAAGGGTGGTTACGTCGCCGTCGGTTAGACGAACTGGAGCACCTGGAGCCTCTAGAACGCGAAGTGCGTTGCTGTTAGCAAGGTAAGCAAGTCCGGTGCCTAGTGACGGGTCTACGATTACTGGGATACCCCAGATAGAGCCGGTTAGGTCGTTGTTTGCAGTTCCAAGGGTGTTCTGTCCGTCGCGGTTGATGTCAACGATTGGACGACCAGCCGAGTCAGCGATCTTCATGAAATACTTGTATGAGTCAGCCGAGCAGAGAATGAACTCTGCGTTTAGGCCTGAGTTGCTCTTGATATACTTCACGCCGTCGATTAGACCCTCGATGACTGAGGCAGCGGTTCCGCCGTCCAAGTCCATAACCTTACCAGTGAAGTCAAGAGCTGCGATAGCGGCCTTGGCTGCGGTGTTGGTTGCGTTCGAGTAAGCGATTGCGAGAGCCTGGAACGCGGTGTCCAAGTAGTTCACGCTTGAGCGCTCGATAGTCTGACGAGACATGGTGGTGTAGCCACCGTAGGTCTTGACGGTTGCAGAAACGCTGTCGATTGATAGGTTGCCGAATGACAACGCTTCGTTCTCTGGGTCTTGCTCGCCAACGGCTAGGGTGTTAGCCGAAACGGTTGCATACTCTACAGTCATTCCTGAAGCAGGTAGTGCGCTGGTTGACCAAACGTTCCAAGACGGACGGTTAGCGTTTACTAGGTTGTTGATGAAACCGATGAAGCCAGGAGCAGCATAGGTGTCAGCTGAGGTTGAAGCGGCACGCGCTAGAACCTTTGCGTCCTCGTCGCCAGCAACAAGAGCCTTTGCGAACTCTCCCTGTGAGCGGAACTTTGGAGCGGTTGGTGCTACGGTCTGAACGGTCTTTACTGCCTCTAGGTCGCGGCGCAGTTCTGCAACCTCGTCTAGTGCGGTTCGAACGTCTAGTTCAATGTTTTCTGACATTGGTTCACTTTCGATTGTTGGAACTTCGTCCGGTGCGTCGAGGGTTTCGACGTCGTTGCGAACTTCGCTGATGGTTGCGCCTGTAAAGGCAGGGAACGCGACTACTGAGACCTCCTTGAGGTCGACCTTAGTGCGGATTACCGTTGAGTTGTTATCTTCCCAACGATCTTCGACCGGGACGAACCCGACCGAAAACTTGTTTAGAACGCCGTCACGCATGAGCGTTAGAACTTCTTCGCCTCGTGGAGTAGCTGAGACCTTGGCAGTGATTTCGTAACCGCCGTCTGTGTCGCGTCCCTGAATGATTTTGCCGATTGGCTCTTCGTGAGCGTAGAACAACTTCACGTCGGTGATGTCGCCGATTGCTCCTGGTTCGAAGCGCTCGCGATATTGGCCGCCAATGTTCGCTTCCTGACCGTATGGGACGGCCAGACCGGTAATAGTGCGTTCTTCGGTGTCCGAGATACGGACTTCAAACGAACGAGTTTCAATGTTAGACATCGAGACCTTCCTTAGTTCTTACTTCTTCGGTTGCAAGCCAGCCGCCGTCGACGCCGACCTTGTAGTAGGCATAACGCTCTGCGATGTCAGCCTTGAATAGAGATTCGAAGTCGAACTCTACTCGGGTGCCACGTGGAAGGCAGTTACTAAATGCGTCCGTGATTGTGTCCGTGTAAGCCATGAGAGTGTGACGGTAGAACACCTGGTTCTCGTCTTGCAGGTTGCTGTAGGTGTCTGATGAGCCAGGAACGGAAGTCAGTAGCAGACGTGCAGGGATTCCCATTAGTCGCGCGATCGCCTGAACGCTTTGGTTCTGCACTTCGGTAAATAGTGCGTCGCGTGGAGATAGGGCGACCTGCTGATAGTTCATGCCCTGTCCGAGCACTGCAACCTGGCGGTTCTGTTGCTTGTTGTGCCAGTTGGTCGTAATCTCGTCACCTTCAGCCTTTGAGAGCAGGGCATTGGTTGTCAAGATACCAGTCGGGACGCCAGCCGAGTTGAACCAGTTAGCGGCGTAGTCGCGTAGATCAATAGCAGCTGCGATGTCGCGTGAGGCGGCCTGAATCGGTGAAACGCCACGGAGTTCGCCTGGCTTGGTGAAAAGTTTTAGGTGCTCGACCTCGGTCGCGTCGTAAGACTTGCCGGCGTAGTAGTAACGGACGCCCTTTGAGATGTCGTTGCTGTCGACATACTGAATCGAGACGGCGCTCGCCGGAACGATAGTTAGGTTGTTTACTGAACCGTCGCGTGACTTGTTCTTAAACCAGAAGGCGTTGCCCTCTAGTGCTAGGGAAGTTACGGTCTGGAAGATGAAGTCTCGACGAGTGTCAGTAAGTGACGGCTTGTTGATAAGAATCGGGTTCTCGATTTTGAGTTCGATACCAGTCGCAAAGCGGTAGGTGTTGATTCCCATTTTGCTAATAGGAGTCGCCAAGATTTGCACGGCACGGTAAACGGCCGTAAGGGTTAGCGCGGTGTCTGGAGTGACCACGGTAGCCGAGCGCGACGGAATAGTCGGTTGAACTGCGCGAGTCTCCGCCGGCTTGTTAGTTAGCCTCTGCCAAAAAGTTGCCATACATTTAGCATACTAGTGCAAAGATTTAGAACACTTGAACACCGGCGTGTTGCGCACGGCTAGAAACGTAGAGCGCCATGACGGTTGCCATGAGTGCGTCTATCTCTCCGACTGAGGCTTTGCGTGAAATTAGCCACGTCTCGCCTGTGTATTTGGTTACGCCGTTGCCCATTTGAGCGGTTAGCAGTAGGTCGTTGTTGTGTCGCACTAGGTTCTGCGCGAACATTGCGTAGACCGCCGAGCAAGCCGAAGACATTTCTTTGCCCCAAAGTTGCCAGACTGGGATTCCTGCCAGTTTGAGTCTTTTGCCTAGGCTTGAGAGCACACGATCGTCTAACGCGATTGCCCTAGCAGAATTGTTGAGGTATAGGCGTTTCAGTTCAAAAAAGAGCTGGTCTTCGGTCGGGTTCATGTATGACGCGACCAGTTCGGTCTCTTGAATCTCTCCGTTGGTGTTGGCGATTGCGATTACGGCTGATTCCCAGTTGTGTCCAACGTCCACGGCAAAGACGCCGTTCTGAGTGTTGGTGACTCCCGAGCCTGTGCAGCTGCGATAAAAGTTGCCAGGCAACCACGACTGCGAAGACCCACTAATGAACTGGTTGAGCGTATAGCGCCGGACTTCGTGTTCTGGTTGCGTGAGAATGTCGCTCATTACTCGGTCGATTGGAACACGGCCACACTCGACGGCAGGGTTCGCGGCTTTTACGGCTTCTGGGTCGTTGATAGCAGCGTTTGTTGGTGCCTCCCAGATAAACGCGCCAAAGCGTTCTAGTGCGTCGTCTCCATTGATTGCTTTGGTAGCAGTCTCGTAAAGGTCGATGAGAGTCTTAGACTCTTGGTCGCCAGCCGTCGTAATCATAATCACGGTGGCGTCGTTCATGGCTGACGTGCCCTTAGTCGCGGCAGTCCAGATACCCGGCTTCGCCAAGTGACCTTCGTCGAGAATGACTCGCTTGAGTGGCTTACCCTGTAGCGCCGCCTCTTTAGCCGGGCTCACCTTGTAAGTGCCAGTTCCATCACCTTTAGCAATGCCTCGAGTCTCAGTAGTGCGCTTGAAGCGTTTCGCCAGCCAAGCGTTCGAGTCGATGACGTGCTTGACACGGTTATAGATAATCGTCGCCTGATCTAGTGACGAAGCAATAGACAACACGTCGCCCAGGTGGAAGATGAGCGCGTCCAGTCCGAGCCCACCGCCAATAACAGACTTGCCATTCTGACGACCCATGCTGATTAGCACCTGTCGGTAGCGTAACTCTCCTGGGAACTTCGGGTGCGTGTCTGGGTAGCGTTCCAACACGTGACGCATAAGCCAGCGTTGCCACTCGTCAAGTTCGATTGGTTCGTTCGTTTCTGGAGTGACCCAGCAGAGACGCATAAGGTCAATGAGTCGGTCGCCGTCCGTTATGAAGTCGTTACTTAGCGGAAGCGTGTAGCGAGCAGGAAACTGCATTAGCGACGCAACATTTCAGCAAGTGGGTCGAAGTCGGTCTTTGAGCCTGCTAGCGCTCGCTGTAACTCGAGAACGGTCTTACGAAGTTCAGCTGCGGTTGAAGTATTGCCGGACTCGTCAAACGAAGCGGCCAGTTTTAGAGCGAGACCAGCAAGCACCAGTTGCTCTAGGTTCATGTCCAATGTGTTCAGCCAGGTAGCGATAGCGTTCTCGATCATGTGGTGCCTCTCTCGGATAATCTGACCCGATTCTAAAAAAAAAAGA